GACAATATCGGGAAGTATATAGTAACCGACGGAACGATTGACGGTGACAGCTATGTTGTATATCTGAGTACGAATATGTTAATTGAACCCGGACCGCTTAACCTCCAACTGATCTTAAAAGACGGCGAATCAGCGATCAGGTCTGATGTGTGGACAATTAACATTCCAAGAGCTTTAGACATTGACGGCTATCCGGTACAAGCAGAAGACGTGTTAGTTGATTTTACGCAATTGAGAACAGATTTAGATGCAATTGGGAAAGTACATAGGGTGTTTTCAGCCGGTAGACCGGACAAGCCAGAAACGACCGTGTTCTCCGCTACCGAGTTAGACGCAATGCCAATTGGAACGGAATTTGTATCTTCGGACGGAGCTAACGCAGGGGCTTGGGTTTGGACTAAGTTTGGCAGGGAAGACGAACCAAACACGCCAGCTACGGCAAAAGGCTGGACTGTAACCTCTGGCGACACTGGCAATGTAATAGTCACGCCAACTAACATTACAGGTGGGGCAAAGATAGTTTTCCGACGAGTGAACAATACAATATTCTCGAGTCTTGGCTTTCAGGGGCCATGGGGAACGTTTGGGATTGACGAGAACGCTATTGCTCTTGAGGGAACAAAGTTTGAGTTGGGTGTTACACCACAGGGCTTTGGCACAAACATTGCCCAGACCATGTTGCTGTCCAGAGACGGCAAGGAACTAATAACTGATGCTGTCTATAACGTACTGAATCGAACTCCTGACGGCGGCAAGATACAGATTAGATGCAAGGATGCAACTGCTGCTAATAACTTAAAAGGGCAGACATTGTTAAGAGCGGCATCGATCCGGTGGGTGACTAATGAATCATGGCCGGAGAGCATATAAAGGAGAAAGCATGGAGATAATCTACAAGAAAACATCTGAATTAATACCTTATGAAAATAATCCAAGAATTAACGATCATGCGGTGAAAGCGGTTGCAAACTCAATTAAAGAATTCGGATTCAAAAATCCGATAGTGATTGATAAAAACAATGTGATTGCCGCAGGTCATACAAGAGTAAAAGCAAGCGAACAATTAGGCATAGAAGAAGTGCCTTGTATCATGGCAGACGATTTGACCGATGAACAAATAAAAGCGTTCAGGCTTGCGGATAATAAGACGGCAGAGTTAGCGGATTGGGATTTTGAGCTGTTAAACAAAGAATTAGCTGAACTTTCCGAAACAGATTTTGATTTTGACATGACAGACTTTGGTTTTGATTTTGATGATTTATTGAGTTTTAAGGACATAGAATTTGAGAAAAGCGACGATGAAGATATAGATACAGATGTTGAAATTTATCCGAAAGATGAAATTGTAGACGATGCTTTTAATTATTACAGAGAACAAGGTTTTCCTTTTCCTGATTTAACAGAATTTCAAATGAAACAGCAGATTAATAAACTTGCATCGCTTGATGCTGAGTCGTTACATTAAGCGTGATTATATATCGTTTATTGTTTTAGTCAATGGAACTCAAGCATGTGCAAACTTTAGACCTGGTTATGCAAGATACATTATTGAGAAATATGGAGTTGATTTTGATTTGTTTCTCGACCCGTGCATGGGATTTGGCGGAAGAATGGTAGGTTTCTTTGCGTCAAAGTATAAAATATACATAGCAACAGACCCGGCAACAAAAACTTATAAAGCTAATTGCAGAATGAGAGATATACTGTTACCTCGAGAGAAAGAAGCGATTTTATTCAATCAGCCGTTTGAAGAATTAGATTTATCAAAATACAACGGCAAAGTTGACATTGTATTTACGTCACCGCCTTATTTTAACAAAGAAATATATGCAGACGAAGAAACTCAAAGTGCTATCAAATTTTCAGAATATGAAGATTGGAAAAGCGGATTTTTGTTGCCGTTATGTCAAAAAAGCTATGCAGCGTTAAAAAACGACAGATACATGATACTAAACATCGAAGATATAAATATAGGCAAAGAACGATTCGATTTAGTGAACGACACAATCATTGCAGCACAGCAAGCAGGTTTTGATTTTATCGAGCGTGACGAATTTACTTTACAGACAAGAACAATGTTAATTGATGGAGAGAAAAGCACTCAAGATGGCAAAGAAAGCGTTTTAGTATTTAAGAAGCAATAAAAGGTGATTAAATGGCTAGCAGAACAACATATAGAGATTGGATAACAAAAGATGGTTTGCTAGCTATCGAAACATGGGCTAGTAATGGTTTATTGAACAAAGATATTGCTAAAAATTGCGGAGTAGCAGAAGGAACGTTCAAAAATTGGATTACTCAATATGATGCTATTCGTGACGCTATAAAAAAAGGCAGAAAGCCGGTAGTCCGAGAAATCGAAAATGCTTTAATTAAAGCAGCTAAAGGCTATGAGTACACCGAAGAAGATATCTATATTAACGAAGACCAGCAAGGCAATATCAAGAAACAAATAATCAGGCATAAAAAATACGCAAGACCGGATACAAGTGCAGGAATATTCTTGTTGAAGAACTATGCACCTGATAAGTATCGAAATTACAGCGAACTAACTAAACGACAGATAGAAGCAGAAATCAAGAAACTGACGCTTGAAGCAGACAAAATGGAGCAGGAGATCAAGGACGGAACAGACAAAACCTCGAACATTATCATCATTGACGACATAGCAGAATTAGCGAAATTAAGAGAACAGGCAGATGAAGCAATTACAGACGAGTAAAGAAATTAATCCTGCTTTTTATTCTGTCTGGCTCAGTCAAAAACCGTATAACATCTTAAAAGGCGGCAGAAACAGCTTTAAATCGTCGGTTATATCGCTGAAACTTGTAATGATGATGTCTTATTTCATCAAGCAAGGCAAAAAAGCGAATGTTGTCATTGTTCGCAAAGTAGCGAACACAATCAGGGATAGCGTATATCAAAAAATACAATGGGCGTTAAATAAATTCGGACTCATGGACGAGTTCAAAAAGACTGTTTCACCGTTCTTGATAACGCACAAAAAAACAGGCTCAACTTTCTATTTTTACGGTCAGGACGATTTCGAGAAGCTAAAAAGCAACGATATCAACGACATTATAGCGGTCTGGTACGAAGAAGCGAGCGAATTTGACTCAGAAGAAGAATTTAATCAAACAAATATTACTTTCATGCGGCAGAATCATAAAGATGTTGATTTTGTGCAATTCTTTTGGTCATATAATCCTCCAAGAAATCCTTACTCATGGATAAACGAGTGGGCAGAAGATAAAGAAGATGAACCTGATTATTTAGTTCATCACTCGACTTATCAAGATGATGAATTAGGTTTTACCGCACAGCAGATTTTAGATGATATTGCGGTAAAGAAGAAAAACGATATTGATTATTATCGCTACATATATTTAGGGATTCCGGTTGGTATAGGCGATAACGTATATAACATTAGCTTATTTCAGCCGTTACAGGCTATTCCTAGCGACGAACGGATTATTAAAATATATACCTCCACCGATACTGGTTACAGCGTATCGGCGACTACAACGAGTGCATACGCTTTGACAAACAAGAAAAATATAATCTTACTTGACACGATTTATTATTCACCGGAAGGTAAAGCGAACAAGAAAAGTCCGGAGCAGCATTGTCGAGATTTAAGAGAGTTTTCCGAAAAAATTGTTAGTCAATATGATAGACCGATCAGCCGAAAGACGATCGACAGTGCAGACGGAGCTATGCGGAATCAGTATTTTAATATGTACGGCGAAAGGCTGCACCCGGTATCAAAAAAGAAAAAAGTTGACATGATAGATAACGTCATTGACCTGCTGGCACAAGGCAGGTTTTTTTATTTAGACATACCTGCAAATCAAATATTTATCGAGGAGCATAAAAAATATCGTTGGAACGAAAAAAGCGTACAGACAAATCCCGATAATCCGGAAGTAATTAAAGTCGCAGATCACACCGTGGACCAGTGTATGTACTTTACTTTAGACAATATTAGGGATTTAGGCTTGAAATTTTAGGTGATAAAGATGTTTGAAAAACTAAAATCATTTTTCGCAAAACTAGGAGTAAAACTAGGCATGATTAAAGAAATAAACGAAATCACGGAACATAGAAAAGTTTATGCAGACCAGGAAACATATGACCGGATAGAACTTAACAAGCAGATATATCAAGGCTATGTACCTGATTGGCACGATTTAAGTTATATGACCTCCAACGGATTACAAAAGACAAGAAAAATGCTGTCTTTGCGAATGGGTAAGGTCTCAGCAAAGAAAATGTCAAAGCTGATCTTTAACGAAAAGTGCCAGATTGATGTTGCGACTAGAGGGCTAAAGCAAGGTGAAGAAAATCCTGTAACCGACAAAGCTAAAGAGTTTGTTTTGCAAGTATTGGCGGATAATAACTTTTATCGCAACTTTGAACGTTATTTAGAGTATTGCTACGCACTCGGCGGCATGGCGGTTAAGGCTTACTCACATAATGGCAAAATCAAGCTAGCGTATGCGATAGCAGATAGTTTATATCCATTATCCAACGATAGTGAAAATATCGACGAAGTTTTGTTTATTTATGAAGAAACGAAAGATAAGTATTTCTATACTTTACTAGAATGGCACGAATGGGAAGGTGATCGGTATTTTATCAGGAACGAATTATATAGATCAGATACCAAAAAGAAATTAGGCGTTAAAGTTAAATTATCCGAACTTTACGAGAACTTAGAAGAAGAAACAGAATTCACTAATTTATCAAGACCGCTATTTGTTTATTTTAAGCCTAACACGGCAAACAATATTGATTTGCAATCTCCGTTAGGGATTAGC